TACAGGCTGTTGTGGAGGGCGATATCAGACGCTTGATTATAAATGTTCCTCCAAGACACATGAAATCGATTTCTGTGGCCGTAGCACTGCCTGCTTGGACTTGGACTAAGCAACCTGACAAAAAGTTCCTCTACGCCTCTTACGCAAGCTCTCTGTCGGTCAGGGATAGCGTTAAGTGTCGTAGGTTGATCGACAGTAACTGGTATCAAGATCATTTTAGCGATGCATTTGATTTAACCTCTGACCAAAACCAAAAGCAACGCTTTGAGAACAACAAGACTGGCGCGAGGATTGCAACATCGGTTGACGGGGCGTTAACTGGTGAAGGTGGCGATATAATTATTATTGACGACCCACATAACGTCAGGGAGAGCGAAAGCTCACTGGTAAGGCAAGGTGTGCTTGACTGGTGGGATCAGGCGATGCAAACCAGACTGAATGACCCCAGAACTGGCGCATTTATTATTATCATGCAGAGAGTTCATGAGAATGACCTGACAGGCCACATCTTAGCCAACGATCTTGGCCACGAGTGGGATCACCTATGTTTACCTGCCCGATATGAGATAGGCCACCCAACGCCAACGATATCAACGCTAGGCTTTGCNGATCCCAGAACTGAGGAGGGTGATTTACTTTGGCCAGAGAGAGTTGACACTAAAACCNTAGATAACCTAGAGCGAAGTCTTGGAAGTTACGCNAGTGCAGGTCAGCTACAGCAACGTCCTGCACCGAAGGGCGGTGGAATCNTAAAAGCCAAGTGGTGGGTTCCTTGGGAGAGCCAAGACNTNCCNTCGAACATNGAGTACGTCATTCAGAGNTACGATACTGCATTCAGCACGAAAGAAACCGCAGACTACTCGGCTNGNACNACNTGGGGCGTATTTAGACATGANGGCATGATGAACATCATGGTTCTTGATATGTGGTACGANAGGGTCAGCTATCCTGACCTAAGACGCATTGCCCAAGATTCATATTACGAGTGGGAGCCTGACGCAGTGTTGATNGAAAAGAAGGCATCGGGTCAATCTCTATTACAAGATTTACGCATGGCAGGAATACCTGTATTGGAATATTTACCTGACCGTGATAAGCAAGCCAGAGCGCACGCAAGTTCCGCATTGTTAGAAGATGGAAGAATCTACTATCCTTTTGATAAGAAGTGGGCTAAAGATTTAATTGACATATGTTCAGCATTTCCTGCTGGAGATAATGACGACATAGTTGACACATGTACGCAAGCATGGCTAAGATTGCGAAAAGGTTGGTTTGTCGGCCACACTGACGATTACGAAGAAGATGAATTTGTTGAAACAAGGAGGATGACTCTGTATGGCTAGGTCACCAATTTCACTCACTAAAGAATTAGCACCCTTCGCAGAGGGCGCACCATCGGACGACCTTCAGGTTGAAGAGATATCAGAAGACGAGGTTTTAGTTGGAGATCCTGACTTAGACGTTGGCATGGAAGATTCTCCCAATGATTTCGATTCGAACTTAGCAGAACTTATTGATGATCGTGAACTGGCTCGAAAAGGTCAGACGCTTATTTCGTATTATGAATCTGACAGAGAATCTAGATCTGAGTGGGAAGAGCGATACAAGGAAGGATTGAAGACAGTAGATCCTGATGGTGGAGTTAACGAATCAGAAGATGAGAGAGCCGCCCGTGGATTATCCACAGTAGTACACCCGATGATAGCTGAGGCGGCAACACAGTTTAACGCCAGAGCGATTGCAGAGCTATACCCATCTGGAGGCCCAGTGAAAACTGTTATTGTTGGCGATCCGAATGAGGAGCTAGAGGAGCAGTCAAGGCGCGTCAGAGAATTTATGAATTACCAGATTACTCAGGAGATGCCTGAGTATTTCCCAGACTTAGATCAAATGCTATTCCACTTGCCTTTGGTCGGTCAGACTTTTAAAAAGGTTTGGTGGGATGCGAACATGGGAAGGCAGTGCGCTCAGTTTGTAAAGGCAGAAGATTTTGTTGTGGCTCCAGAGAGCAGAGATTTATATACATCACCAAGATATACTCAGGTTATTAGAATACCTAAGAATGATTACAATCGATACGTCCAGTCTGGCTATTATCTTCCTACTGATGATCAGGGTGGAGAGCTAGATCCATCTGGAGATGTCATTGGCGAGATTGAGGGTGTTGATCAGTATGGCGATGGGCCTCAAGATCACGTTGTTACATTGTTGGAAATGCATGTGTACGAGAAGTTCGACGGTGTTTCTGATTACGACGATGAGGATGAGGATGACGATAATTCAGTTCACTTCCCATATGTCGTCACGATTGATTACGATACAGATCAAGTAGTCAGTGTCAGGAGAAACTGGCGAGAGGATGACGAGCGCAAACTCAGGAGAGATTGGTTTGTGTCTTACAAGTTCTTGCCAGGTTTAGGTTTTTATGGTTTTGGCCTGTATCACTTGATCGGTGGATTAGGAAGAGCGGCTACTGGCTCACTTAGGGCGTTACTAGATTCAGCGGCATTTGCGAATATGCAAGGTGGATTTAAGTTAAGGGGTCGAGTTTCAGGTGGCGAAGTTCAGGTAAATCCTGGTGAGTTCGTAGATTTAGACGCAACGGTTGACGATGTTAACAAGGCGATAATGCCACTGCCATTTAAGGAGCCAAGTCAGTCGCTCTTTAATTTGCTTGGATTTATTGTTCAGGCAGGTCAGAGATTTGCGAGTACGGCTGATTTAAATGTTGGGGATGTAAACCCGAATGCGCCTGTTGGTTCCACTGTGGCTTTGATAGAACAGGGCAGTAAAGCGTTCTCGGCCATTCACAAGAGGTTGCATTACGCTCAAGGTCAAGAGTTCAAGCTACTGGCTGAACTGAATGCAGAAAACTTGCCTGAGTCGTTTACATTTTCGTTGTCAGGCAGAAGCGAACAGATTTTCGCGGCTGACTTTAACGATCGCATTGACATCCTCCCTGTCAGTGACCCCAACATATTCTCAACGGCACAGAGGATTGCTCAGGCTCAGGCTATCTTGCAGATGGCTCAGTCAGCACCTCAGTTCCATGATTTATACACTGCATATAAGCGGATGTATGAGGCGATACGAGTTCCCAACATTGACGAGATCCTGAAGAAACCTGAAGAGGCTGTCCAGATGGATCCAATTGACGAGAACATGTCAGTGATGTACGGCAAGCCAATTCGTGCGTTTCCTGAGCAAGATCATGATTCTCACATTGCTGTTCACTTACAGTTTATGCAAGATCCATCTCTGGGCGGTAATCCAGGTGCGGCACAAATCCAACCTGTACTGGTAGCTCACATTGCGGAGCATATTGCGTTACTTTACAGAGTTCGAATGGAGGCTGGTATTGGCATGGAAATGCCACCAATGCCTGACTTTAAAGATCCAGACTTTACATTTGAGGATGTAAACCCTGAATTAGACAGGTTGATTAGCCAGAGGGCGGCTCAAGTTGTACAGGCATCGCCTCAAATGCAACCAATTCCTGCTTTACAGGCGGCTATGCAACAAGGTCAGCAACAGGGTGATCCACTACAATACGCGCAACAGCTTGCACAATTAGAGACTGAGGCATTAAAAGCTAGAACTCAATCGCAGATACAAGCGGATCAGGCTAAAGCGCAATCAAATATCCAGATTAAACAGGCAGAAGCACAGCAAGACATGCAAATCGAGCAGATGAAGGCTCAGGCTGACCTACAGGCTAAGGTAGCGAAGCTAGAGGCTGAATTACAGTTAGAACGTGAGAAGAACGCGGCTGACATTCAGTTAGAGCGAGAGAAGAATGCGGCAGAGCTACAGATGGAGGCCATGAAGAACGATGGCATATGATATGTTAGCCTCTATAGCACCGATTAATCCACAGGCATTTGGCCCAGTTGTACAGCAAGGTCAGCCTCCTATGCCACANGGTNGAATGCCACAGCAAGGTGGAATGCCACAACAGGGCGGTGATGTAATGACGCAATATTTAATGAATAAAGTCGCTGAGATTAGAGGCAGGGTCAGCCTCCTATGCCACAAGGTGGAATGCCACAAGGTGGAATGCCACAACAGGGCGGTGATGTAATGACGCAATATTTAATGAATAAAGTCGCTGAGATTAGAGGCGACAGGGGTCAGGGCGCATTAGGAGGCGTTATGGCATCTATGGCTCAACCGCAAGTAAGAAGAGGATAGTTTTATGTGTTTTGGTGGTAAAGGTGGTGGTGGTG